CCGTTCGAGGTGACCTATCCCGCCCTGGCTACCGCCAACACCACGATGAAGCCGACCCTGGCGATCGACGCTTCGGTGACCGACGCTTCGTCGCAGTTCGGTGCCGGCCAAGCGGGTAATTACTATTACCTCGTGACCGGCGTCAGCGCTGCCGGCCAGTCCGACGGCCGCATCACCGCGCAGACCGCCGTGGCTGCTGGCAAGAAGGTCGTTCTGACCATCACCGCGTCCGGTGGCGGCCAAGAAACCGGCTACGCGATCTACCGCTCGCGTCTGAACGGCACCAACACGCCGTCCGACTTCCGTCTGGTGGCTCGCGTTGCCAAGGCCGGCGGCACCACGACCTACACCGATTACAACCGCGACATCCCGGGCACCACCAAGGCATTCGTGCTGAACATGACCCCGGGCGATCAGGCGATCAACTGGCGTCAGCTCTTGCCGATGCTGAAGTTCCCGCTGTACCCGACCGTCGCGGCCACGATTCCGTGGGCTCAGTTGATGTTTGGCTACCTGCGCATCACCAAGCGACGGCACCACGCCATCATCAAGAACATCCTGCCCAACGGCGCAAAGTGGAAGCCGTTTAACTAAGCGGCTGATGGCTGAAGCAAGGAGGCGCCGCAAGGCGCCTCCTCATCGCATACATCTACGGAGAAATTTCAATGCCCAAAGTTATCTGCACGCTGCCCAATGCGTCCGAGGAAATCAACGGCGTCAAGTTCGTCAGCCACAAGGACGGCATGATTTCGGAAGAGATCAAGGAAGATGTCGCCGCGCTGTTCCTGAGCATTCCGGGCTATGTGGCGGCCGGCGCCAAGGGCGGCAAGAAGGAAAAGGAGCAGAAGGACGCCAGTCCCGAAGCGACCGCTTCCGAAACGACTGAAACCACCGCCGGTCCCGCCGACAGCGAATAACGCTGCGCCCGCCGGTCTTTGAAGAAAGGCTTTAAATCATGGCAAATATCAACGCTGCTGGCTCCGTCCAGAGTGAACTGAATCGCTCGACTCCGGCCGCTTCCGACGCCAAGCTGGGCGACGTGCTGGCGGACCTGATCAAGCAAGTCAACCTGAACACGGCGGCCATCCTCGTGATCGCGCAAAAGCTCGATGCGGACGCCGGCGTCACCGACACGAACTATACGTCCCTGTCCGGCGCGGCCGCCAACACGGTCAAGGATCTGGAAAGCCGCTACTGACCGGCTCGCAGTCGGGCTCAATGCAAACCGCCTGACGGGAAACCGTCCGGCGGTTTTTTACATGTCGTGACGCGAAAATTCTATCGACAACGCGGTGCTGCGCACCTCCATTTTTCAAAGGGTAGATCATGGCTCGAGGCGACGTTAAGTGGTTCGCAAGTTTTCTCCTGAAGTCCAAGAACGGCGGCGCTTTCAATCTGGCGACCGACTCCATCAAAATCGGCATCGTCACCAGCACCACGGCCCCGTCCGTCAGCACGGCAGATCCGCGCTGGGGCGCCGGCGGTTCTACTGACTTTTCCGCCAATCAGGTTGCGACCGGCACCGGCTACACCGGCCCCGTCGCACTGACCACGCAAACCTACACGCGCAGCAACGGCGTCGATACCTTCGATGCTGACGACGTGACGATTCCGCAGGACGCCTCCGGCTTCACGAACGGCGCCTACGGCATCCTGTACGACGATACCGTCGCCGGCAAGTACGCGATCGGCTTTATCGACCTGGGCGGCCCGGTCGGCATTCAAAGCGGGCCGCTGAATATCGTTTGGAATGCCTCCGGCATCTTCACCGAGACCGCGAGCTGATCATGCCGGTCAGCGACCCGTCCGGCGCCGAGGTCTGGTGGGATCAGCAAATCGGCACTTTCATGGGGCAGTTGGGCGACCTCAAGGTCGGCAACTATGCCGGCGAAATCCTCACGGTCTCGGCCCTCGAGCAAGCACTTGGCGTTTCGCTGTCGGCCGACACCGGCGCGCAGCTCGGCACGGCCGCCTCGGCTTCGCCATACACGGCTAACAAGCGCTACGTCTCAAAACTACAATTCATGGATTTGTTCCGCCCTGGCGATCTGATCAAGATCTACGATGCGGCGAAATTGTCTTCCGCCGTGCAGATCCAGCTCGACCGCGTGAACCGCGCGCCCGATGACCGGATTGAACTGACCGATCCTCGCGTCATGACCGGCCTGATACAAATGGAAGCGCTCGGGCTACTTACCGCCGGCGACGCGGACCGAATCCAGAAAGGCATTCCTCCGTCATGACCGCATTTACCGATTTGTCCAATGTTGCCAACGCAATAACATTATCGACGGCGCAGCATAAGTCCTTCTGGATGGACAACCGCGTCCAGGGCGCGGCTGCGGCGACGCCGGTCCAAGGCTATATGCACAGCCTATGGCGCTACAACAAGTCGAATGGCGCGAATGGTGCCATCGCCTCGACGGGGCGCAATCCGACACGTTCTACGCTGGGCGCGCTTGGGCAGAGCAATCCCACATCAGGCAAGCAGCTATTCCTGCTCGGCATGGAGCATATCGGCTTTCAGCAAGGGAGTTTTCTGCTCTACGACCGCCTCTATGAGATAGGCGGCCTTTCTGGCACGGTCACCACAGCGCAAACCGTGAGTGCAACCCTCACTCGCAATACGTCCGGAGTCGACGCAAATGGCGTTGGCAACGAAATCTGGTTGGAGATTTATTCGCCCATCGGAACGACTGCAACGACCATCACGGCGAGCTATACCAATCAGGCTGGCACATCCGGACGCACAACCCAGGCGGCGACGTTCGGCGGCACGAACTACCGCGAAGAAACGCGGCTTATCAAGCTCGCTCTGCAGGATGGCGACACGGGCGTCCAGGCCGTAGCTTCGGTTACACTGGCGGTGAGCACCGGCACGGCGGGCAACTTCGGTGTCACCATCGCGAAGCCTATCTCACGCGGGTACCTCGAAGGCCAGGGTTGCGCAACGATCCGTGATTTCATTGGCGGCTTACCATCGGTCCCTGCGATCGATACTGATGCTTGCCTTGCGCTGGCGTATTACTACGGCAGCACCACGCCAACTCGCGGCGATTTCTGCTTTCACTTTGCGGAAAACTGATGAGCGCCATTTCCTCATTTGCCGAATTCAAGCAGCTATGTCAGTCGAATAGCTATGGCGTGTTTTGCGTCGGCATGAATAACGGCTCGGTCAACAATAACGGACTGGGCTCAATTTTCGCACGCGAGCAGTACCAAAGCGGCACTGTCACGGCACCATCGACAGCGGTCTCGTTGGATAGTACCCACGTTGCCGCGCTGCTGCAAAATCCCAAACTGCCGACAGGTCTTACCGGGAAACAGTTCTGGTTGTGCGAGTCGGAGTTTATTTACAACTGCGGCAACGTCGGCGCTCAGCGGTGCTCTGCGTTGCTGCTCGACCGCCTATGCCATCAAGGCGGTCTTTCTGGCACCGTGACGACCGCGCAGACCACGAATTTGCCGACAGCCGCACTCCCTCGTTACACGTCTGGCGACGGCGTTCAGGCCGCCGTTGAGATATACAGCCAAATTGGCAGTACATCGACGACGCTCACAATCAGTTATACGAATCAGGCTGGTGTATCGGGACAAGTATCTCAACCTATCGTCATTGGCGGATCGTCTAACAATTCTGTGGGCGTCATGCTGCCGATTCCGCTGGCAGATGGGGACACCGGCGTCCAGTCTGTTCAATCCGTTACGCTGGCAGGAAGCACCCTCACGGCAGGAAATTTCGGCATAACATTGTTCAAGCGCCTCGCACTTTTGCCGCCACATACTGGCAACTTCGTAGAGCGCCAGGGATATCGAAACTATTTGTTCGGCGGCGGCGCCGTCGAAATATTGCCGGGTGCGTGCCTGCAACTGGCGATCATCACCCCCGATAGCAACGCCGGCTACAAGACCTATCAGGGCTCGCTCAACATTGGGCAAAAATGAGAACCGATTTTCGAGGGTTCCTATTTGATGGCGCGGCGGCGCAACTCGGCGAAATCCCGCTGCAGTCGACCTCGGCGTCGACCACAATCAACTGCACCGTCGGCGCCGCGACGGATGCCGGCTTAACCGCTTCCGTCTCTCTTCCGACAAAGGTCAACGCGACCGTCGGTGCCGTTGCGGACACTGGCAAGACTGCATCTGTCGTCCTCACGACCAAGATCAACGCCACAGCCGGAGCGGTGGCTGACGCCGGTCGCACGGCGTCGGTGAGCCTGCCAACGAAAATTAGCGCTACCGTCGGCGCAGTCGCGGACGCAGGCAAAACTGCCTCGGTTTCGCTCCCGACAAAGGTCTCTGCGACCGTTGGCGTTGCGGCTGACGCTGGCAAGACCGCATCCGTCGTTCTTCCGACGAAGATCAATGCCACGGTTGGTGCGGTGGCTGATGTCGGCCGCACCGCGTCGGTCAGCCTGCCGACGAAAGTGAATGCGACGGTCGGCGCCGCTGCCGATTCGGGGAAAACAGCATCGGTCACGCTACCGACGGCGGTTGCCGCCACAGTGGGCGCGGCGGCCGACAACGGCAAGACGGCCACGGTCTCGCTGACGACGCGCATCACGGCGACTACGGGTGCGGCGGTAGATGCCGGGCGTACGGCGGCGATATCTAACCCGACCAATATCGCAGCAAGCGCCGGCGCGGCCGCCGATACAGGCAAGCCCGCCTCGGTCAGCTCTGGCAACTCGATTGGCTGCGTCCCTGGTACGGTTGCGGCTGCCGGTCTGCCGGCGACGGTCATCCATCCGACCAACATTGCCGCCGGCGCGGGCGCCTCGGCCGCTGCCGGGCGGACCGCATCGGTTGCCGCCGGCTCGTCGATTTCTTGCTCGGTGGGCGTGGCGAGCGCCGCCGGCCTGCCTGCCTCCGTCGGCCAGGGCACGCTCATCGGCTGCGGTGCTGGCGCGCTGGCGGCCGCCGGCCGAACGGCGTCGATCGTGCTGCCGACGACTATTGCCGCCCATGTCGGTGCGGCGGTCGATATCGGCTTGTTGGCAGCCATCCAAACCGGCGTGCACAGCAACCCGCCGGCGGGGCGGACGTTCCGTATATCGGGCAGCAATCGTCGTGACCGTATTCTGGCAAGGAACCGAATTTTCCGAGCTTGACATGCCGACTGAACTTCAAAGCGACAATAAAGGATTGTGGGCGCAGCAGGACAAGGGCGCCTATCTCGATTACGGCTTTGACTGGTCGGACTGGCTGCCCGAAGACGATACCATTGCGACAAGCATCTGGACGACCGATGCCGGCCTGACGCTGAATTCCGGCGGTGTCGTTGGCGCCGAGACGACGATTTGGGTGCAGGGCGGCACCGCTGATACGTGGTATGCGGTTAGCAACAAGGTCACTTCCGCGCAGGGCCGCCAGGATGTCCGCACCTTCCGCCTGTTCATCTATGACGGCGCCGCACCGATCACCGCGCAGGACGGCAGCGCGCTTTTCCCGAACCGCTTCGACGCCGTGTCCGAGCTGCGCCGCGACGGCTTCCTGCTGGCATCGCAGAACTACTTTGCCGGCGTCGAGCTGAGCGATGATTTTCTGTGGAACAAGCTGCGCGCAGCCGAGGCGGAGATCGGCCGGCGCCTGCGCGTGCCGCTGCAGCCGACGCAATTCTTCCCCGTCGAGCCGACACAGGCGCAAATCGATGCGCTCAACGGCATGCCGTGGGAGGTCGACCCGCCTTACGATTATGAGCCCGACATGTTCCAGGCGGACCGCTGGGGCTTCATCGTCGCGCGGAAAAAGCCGCTGATCGCGGTGCAGAAAATCGAGCTTGCTTATCCGGCGCCGTCCAACTCGATCTATACCATCCCGTCCGACTGGATCCGGATGGACAAGAAATACGGCCATATCCGTCTGGTTCCGGCATCGGCCGCCATCACGGCGCCGCTCTCGACATTCTTGATTCAAGCCCTGAGCGGCGGCCGGATGGTCCCGTTCATGGTGCAAGTCACCTACACCGCCGGGCTGACGAATGTCGCGGCGAACTGGCCCGATCTGGTCGATGCCGTCAAGAAGCTGGCAATCCTGAAGATCATCGAGGACGGCTTTATCCCGCAGTCCGGCTCGATCAGCGCCGACGGCCTGTCGCAGTCGATGAGCTCTGACATGGACAAGCACTACGACATTATCGATCGGATCATCGACGGCCCGAAGGGCTCGAACGGCGGCCTGATGGCGGCCATTCATGGCGTGCGCTCGATCGTCATGGGGTGACGCATGCGCCTGAACCCCTCCTCCTTCAACGCGCACCTCTATCACATGGGGCAAAAAGTACGCTGGCGCAAAAGCTTTGCCTGTCCCTGTATCAACCCGCACTCCGGCGCCTCGAAGCCTAACTGTCCGCTGTGCGGCGGTAAGGGGCGGCTATGGGATCCGGCGGTGGATACCGTGATTGGCATCGCCAGCCAGAACGTGCAGAAAATGTGGGCGCAGATGGGGCAATGGGAGGCCGGCGACGCTGTGGTATCCATTCCCGAGGCGAGCGCCATGTACAACGCGGCCCAATTCGACCGCGTTCTGATGATGAACAGCACGGACGGGTTTTCCCTGGTGCTGACGCGCGGCGCGGCGAATGAGCGGCTGCATGAGCCTATCGAGAAAATCGAGCGGGTTTTCTGGCTCGACGCGCAAAGCAATATCGTCGAGGGTCGCATTCCTTCCGTGGCCGACAATGGCGCGCTGACCTGGGCGAGCGGGGCGCCTCCGGCGGGCACCCAGTACACGATTTCCGGAACCCGCTATTCGGAATACTTCGTGTTCAACCAATTGCCGAGCGATCGCGGCGAGCACCAGGGCGCGCGGCTGCCCAAGCGCGTAGTGCTGCGCCGCTTCGATTTGTTTAATAGATGATAAAATTTGAGCATGCTAAAGACATGCGGAATTTATCTCATTAAATGCACACGCCCTGACGGGCTTCCGCTATATTACGTCGGGCAGGCTATCAACATCCGCGACAGGTGGAATGAGCACAAGCGCGACCTGCGCAGTGGGTCGCACCGCAACCGGCATATGCAAAATGTTTGGCGCAAGTACGGCGAGTCGGCATTCTCTTTGGTTGTGCTCGACGCTTGTGCCGCAGATGATCTCGACGAGAGTGAGCAATGGTGGCTCGATGAGATGCATGGTTATCTGCGATGCATGAATATTGCAAAAGACGTTGCAAATCCACAACGAGGCATTCCGATCAGCGCAGAAAACAAAGCCAAGATCGGCGCCGCAAATCGCGGGAAAAAGCGAACTGATGATATGCGACAGCGGCTCAGCGCCGCGACGCAGGGAAGGGTGTACGGCGCCGAGGTATATCAGAAAATCGGGGCCGCTCTGCGAGGCAAGAAAAGGCCCGAGCATGTGTGCGAGAAGATTTCGGCGGCGCACAAGCTAAAGGGCACAAAGCCAAGCATAGAGGCCATTCAAAAATCTCTCGAAAGCCGTCGATCCAGCATGCGTTCTCCCGAAATACTGGCTACTCTTCGAAAAAACGCGATGGACAAAGCCCGGCCAGTAATTGCGATCTGCATGAAAACCGGAGAAGTGAAGCGCTATGAAAGCATCGCGGCAACGTCTCTCGACGGATTCACCCCACAAAACGTCTGGCAACTGCTAAACGTGCGGGGCCGAACCCATCGAGGCCACATGTTCCAGTATGCGGACGCTACTTCAGCGTCCGCTTGACGGCTTCGCCGAAAGCTTGCACAGCCATCGGCTGCATTTCATCGGCGACCCTCTTGGCAAGAAATAGCCCCGGCTTTGGCGGTACTACCCACCCCTGAGAGCCTTCGATCATGATCCTGAAGGTCAAGTACGTCGAGTAACGCTTGCCGCCGGGTGTGCGTGTGTCGAACCTATACATTCCCGCATACCGCTTTTTTTCTGCGTCGGAAAGGCCATCAATTTCAGACGTGTCGAGCTTTTGCCCCCAGTTATAGTGATTTTTCGGGACTAGGAACTGACTTTTTGTCTTGGGGTTTGAGGCGAATGGCGTCTGATTTTTCAGCGGCCGCATCCCATAAGTAGGGTGTAGTGCGGTTACCTCGCCAGCAGGACGCTGACTCTGGCCGTCGACTTTGCTGGCCGTCATGTCCTTTGCGAGATCATACACCGACGCGGGCATAGATGGGGAATGCGCGTCATTGCCCGGGGTCGACTGGCGAAACGGGATCACTAGGAATCGCCGACCGTCCTTCGTCTGTCGGACCTTCATGCTCGTATTGAGCATGACCTTCAAATCCTTGGCAGGACGACCCGTCTCGATCTCGTTGGCATAGCGGTAATCGCTCGAGACAACTGCCGAGAAATCGCCCGTCATCTGCCATTGGATTGATGCGGTATAGGCATCCTTCTCGCCGCTCCAAAGCTTCGCCCGCTGCACGGCTTCCTGCCAATTGATCGAGGTCTGCTGGGCGACCGCGCGAACCGCCTGATGCAAAAGCGGCATGACCGCCTTGTCAACCACGCCGGCTGCCTGCATCACGCCGGACAGGTCGACCGAAATTCTGTATTCCGCCATCCGAACCTCCTTGGCGGAAGTCTATCGTCACGTCCACGGCGGCGCGTCGTGACGCGATCATATTGTCATGATAGCTCTCATTGAACCGCTGCCGATTGGTAATGCGCTTCGGGTTTTTCTTGACCCGATTGATGGCGCGACCTCCTGGCGCATTCTGCGCAAGGACGCCGACACGTTCACGGGCGAGACGGACCCGGACGCGGCGCTGATCTACGAGGGCAAGGACAAGTCGGCGCTGGATGTATCGAATTTGATGAATGGCGCGACTTATTACTATCGCGCCTACTATTTCGTCGCCTCGCAATGGGTCGCCAGCGAGACCGTATCGGCGGTGCCGGCGGCAACCTACGCGGACCGCAGCACCGACCCGATGACGATCGTGCGTGACCGCCTGGATGCCGGATTGGCGGTCGAGCTCGATCGCGGCGCGCTGAAGCACGATGATGGACACATTCCGGTCCTGACGGCGCCGCCGATCTTCTCGGATACGCGCTGGCCGGTGGTCACGGTGCATCTGCAATCCGATGCGCCGCACCATCGCGGCATCGGCGAGATGATCGACCCGGACGAGCTCGATGATGACGACGGCCTTTGGAGCGAGTCCGAAGGCTGGCTCTCCAGGGTGCAGCTCGTCATCGCCGCTTGGACGCTGAACCCGGACGGGCGCATTGATCTGCGCAAGGCGCTACGCCGCATCATCGTCGGAAACCTTCCGGTTTTTGACGATGCCGGCATGGTGAACATCGACGTGACCATGCAGGACGTGGATTTCATCCAGGGCGAGTATCCGGCGCCGGTCTATCAGGTGATGTGCAGCTTGAGCTGC